TTGGACTGCTAGCGAGTACAAATAATTGGACTAATAGCGAGTACAAATAATTGGACTAATAAAGTGTACAAATAATTGGACTAATCAGAAAATAAAAATAATACCTTTACGCAACAGAAAGCAAAAATATTTAGTTAAATAGAATTAACAAATACATAAAAGAAAAATATAATGTTTACAATTTATTCATTGACTTATGTGTTGAGGTGTGGTATACTATATATAGAGTTAAGGGAGAGGACAAGAAAAGAAAACCTTAACAAAATAAATTTTAAAGTTGCAACGTTGCAACAGAAAGGACTTTATCATGGATAACATTATTAAATCAGAGAGCACAAACATCATGAACACATTTAAGAGCAACGCCCTCAAAGAGAGTACAAGACGCATTTTTACAAGAATGGTAAATGTTGAGGATAACAAGAAAGCCATTTGCGTTGACCTTGCAGAGATATACAACAAGAGCACATGGAAAGATGATTTCGGTGATTTTGGCGACTACACCATGACAATGTTTAATATAACAAAGTCAACAGCTAACCGTATGAGAAGAGTTGCGGACAAGTTTATAACCGATATAAATTCACCGCTTAACGCTGAAATGTACACATTTAATCAGCTTGCCGTTCTTGTAACTCTTGACAATGAAGTTATTGCAAACGGCAACATTACGCCAGATATGACAATAAAACAGTTGAGAGAATTTGTCAACAGCACAAAGGCTCTTGAAATGAAAGACACTGAGGAAGAGGAAGCAGAGGAAAAGGAAGAGGAAGAGGAAGCAACAACCGCTGAAAGTTGCAACGTTGCAACCGAGGAAGCCCCAAGAGGAGTTCAGCACTTTGCAAGTCTTAAAGATTTGTCAATATGGGTAAATGCACTCATGGAGAAAAGAGAGAACCTTGAAAACATTGATATTTCTTTTGACGTTACAACAAAACACACTGAGTATTAATTACTCAGTGTGGCATAAAGAGAGGTAAATAGAAAATGAAGATAACAATAAAATCAGTTGTGACAATTCTGCTAACAATTGTTTTTTGTCTGCTATCACTAGCAAGAAAAATAACAAGTGAACAGTACATGACTGTATTTACTACAGTAATTGCTTTTTATTTCGGCACTCAGTTTTCAAAAAATGGCAAGGTATAACAATGTGGAGTTCAATAATAGTTGCTGTTCTGTCCTTGATAGGTACGTTTATCGGAAGTTATTCGGGCTTTAAGTTGACCGAGTACAGAGTTCAACAGCTAGAAAAACGTGTAGCAGAACACAACAATTTTGCAAGGCGTTTACCAGTTGTTGAAGAACAGATAAAGGTAATTAACCATAGATTAACAGATTTAGAGGTTAAAGAAAAATGACGTTTAAAGAATATATTTCCAAAAATATAGGCAAGTCAATCGATTTTGACGGAGTTTTCGGCTTTCAGTGTTGTGATTTAGTCAATGATTATATGCAGAAATGCTTTAATGTTTTCACATATTACCCACACAACTTTAATGCTCAGCAGTATTTCACACGCTTTAATGAGGTATCAGCACTTGTAAAGAATTTTACAAAAATTTCAAATACACCTGAGTTTGTACCAATGCAAGGAGATATTTGTGTTTTTAAGTCTGCTGACAATATCGGGCATATCTCAATAGCAACAGGCGACGGAAATACAAGCTATTTTTACAGTTATGACCAAAATTATAACGGACACAATTTTGTAGCGAAAGAACGCCACACATATATTAACTTTTTAGGTGTTTTGAGATATAAAGGAAATACTCTTGATAGTACAGGTTTAAAACGTGGTGATAACAATGCAGGTGTTTACGCCTACAAAATGTTACTAAAACTAGCAAAAACTTGCAAAATAATTAGTACAAGTGTTGATTTTAACGGCATATACGGAAAAGGCACTGAAAAGGCAACAAATGAAATTTTGCGAAAACTGAAAAAGAAAGAAAACGGAATAGCAGGAGTAAAGCTAATTAATGCACTTTATGAATCTATTCTTGACAAAATAGTCAATTTTTAAAGATAATACGCTTGTGAGCATTTAACAATACAACAGCAAATTGATAATAATTAACATTTATAAAATAAGAGTGCTAAACCGCTATTGTTATCTAGCGTACATAGCTATTATATATTACGGTCACATAATATTGAACAAATTACAAAAAACATGGAAAGAGGTTTTTAAAATGACAGGTTTTAATGTGAACATGAGCAAAAAGGATATTTTCAACGCTAAAAGCGGAAGTATCTCAATCAAGACAGCAGAAGCGAGCGAGTGGCACACTGTTTCGGGTTGTGCAGTGGTAGAAAATGGTGGACTTGACAGGGATAAGAAGCCGTGTGATATAGGTTATATTGCAACAGATATCGGTGTGTTTGGCTTTTCCTCAAAGGTCTGTCTTGACCACATGGAAGAACTTGCAGATATTCTCAGCGACTGTCTGAGTGACGGAGAGGAAGTAAAGGTACGATTTGTAAAGGGCAAGTCAACGAACGGAGAATTTTATTCAATTCAGATACAGTAAATAACAAAAATCGACATGACGTGGTAACAAAAAAAGTTGCCACGTTGCAACCGATTGAAAGAGGCGAGAAAAAATGAGTTCAAAAATAAAGCCGTGGGAATGGTCAGAATTTGGCGTTTCAAACATAGATAAAACACAATTGACAAATTATTATTACAAAATGTTGCTAAATCGTGTTATCAATATGTTTACATGGAATAACTTGCCAGATACCATTGACGAGCAAGTAATGAATTTTTGGCTATTTGTAACTGGGCGTGTTGTTTTCACGGAATTTAACGGAAAATTATATGCACTAAATGGAAATTATGGCGGTTATCCTAACGAGTATTATTTGCCTACAGAATTTATTGTTGCTAATCCAGTTTTAGGAAGCAAAAATGTAAAGATAGATATTGACGGGGTTGTAATGTTCAATAGTGATACCGATAAATATCCTACACAAACAATGACAGGCGGTCTATACCCTATACTAACATTAACCGCAAATATGTTAGCTGATTGTGTGGTAACAATTTCCAGTGCGTTAAAAAACGGCAGAGTACAAACGGCATTTTTGTGTAAAGACGATACTGTTAGAATTGCAGGGGAAAAAGTTCTGAAACAATTATACAATGGTAATCCGGCGGTCATGATTGACGACACAATTTTAAATTGTATCACGCCAATAAAAATGGCAGATAATACAAGTGTTGCAACAATTCTTCGACAGACTGTTGAAACGTATCAATTTTGGCTTGCAAATTTTTACAACTCAATCGGAGTAAATGCAAATTTTAACATGAAAAGAGAACGCCTAAACACGGCAGAAGTCAATATTAATGATAGTGCTTTGTTTGTAAATGTTGTAAATATGCTAAACAATAGACAGCAGGCACTTGAAAAAATTAATAAAATGTTTGGTACAAATATAACTGTTGAAATTTCGGAAGAATGGAAAGACTTAACAGAGGAAGAACCTACAGAGGAAGAACCTACAGAGGAAGAACCTACAGAGGAAGAACCTACAGAGAAAGAAGAGAACGACAATGAAAAAGTTGATAACGTTGAATGAATGGGTAGAATTATTCCCCTCTATACAGACTATTTTTGACAAGGTATCAACAGACTTGAAGCTATTTACAATTTTTACATCTGCTGAAATGTTCTATTATTTTGCAGATAAGTTCGGTGAACGTGATTTTTACAAGTATTATGATACTGAAAATGTAACAAGTAATGCTAATATGGTAAAGCAAGCAAGCGACTATATCGTATTATATGGTAAATCTCATAAGTATGAGTATGATAAGCTTGTTGACACACTGTCATTAGAATATAACCCAATTGAGAACTATTCCATGACAGAAAAGGGAACAGACACAAGAACTCCGAACATTACACAAACAAACAAAGGAGTAAATATAAATACAGTCGGAGTTGATACGTCAATCACAACAGGAAAAACAACTTTTGATAAATCAGACAGTTTTATTAATGACACAAAGACTACAAATACAGGTACAAACACCGATACACAAGATATAAACACTACAGTTACCACGGCAGGAAATGAAAAAACTGTACATGAATTTACAAGAAGCGGTAACATTGGCGTTACCACGTCACAACAGATGATTGAAAGTGAACGACAGTTAGCTATGTTTTCTGTAGTTGATTTATTTGTGAAAGCTATAGCCGATATTATTCTAATTGGCGTATATTAAAAGTTGCAACGTTGCAACTAGAAAGAGAGGAAATATATGCAAAAAGTGAGAAGCCCTACATATTCAGAAAATTATATCAACCTTGCGAGAGCTGTTATATTAAATGTAATTACCGACACTCTGCAACACAAGGAAGATTTGAAAAACTATATTTTATATAGTGATGATTTTATGTTCTGGTTATCCCTTGCCGATTGGTTAGATTATGAAAATGTTATCAAAGATAAATTTTCACATTTCAAGGGGATTGACAGAACGATAAGAAAAAAATTAAACACTTATTACCGCCTAAAAGGCGAGGAAATGAAAGCGAGGAAAAATTATGAAAGTTAAGCAGATTGCAACTATTTTGAATGAAGCTCAGAAAGAAATTGTCGGAGAAACCGCCCTAACAACAGAAAACCTTGAAAACGTTGTTGATATGGGTAAGCAGATTTTGGAAGCGACAGATGTTGACAATTATGTCCGCAAGCTGATTGATAAAGTCGGTAGAATGATTTTTGTTGACAGAGTTTACAACTCAACAGCCCCTGATATACTTGCTGATAACTGGGAATATGGCTCAGCAATGCAGAAAGTTAGATGTGAAATGCCTGATGCAGTTGAAAATGATAGCTGGAAATTGACAAGCGGTCAGAGTTATGATCCATTCGTATTTACCGCCCCTGACGTTCAGTCAAAATTTTACGACAGTAAGGTGACATATGAAGTGCAGATGTCATTTACAGAAATGCAGGTCAAGAGTGCATTTAATTCACCCGCTGAGATGAATAGCTTTTTTGCTATGATTGAAAATCGTATTCGTTTTAAGCTTACTCTATCAAATGATATACTTAAAACACGCACTATTAATAATCTCATTGCTGAGAAGATACATAGCAAGAATAATGTTGTCAATCTTCTGACAATGTACAATGCAGAATTTACAAAAACTCTGACCGCAAGTCACGCACTCATGGACAAGGACTTTTTGAGATATGCAATTGGTAAAATCAAGGAGTATATCAAGTATATTCAGCGTCCGTCAACTCTATTCAATGACGGTGGCTATACTACATTCACCTCTGAAAGTGATATGAAAATGGTTCTTCTGTCAAGATTTGTAAATACTGCTGAGGTTTATCTACAGAGTGACACATTTCACAATGACCTTGTAAAGCTAAGTGGCTATTCAGAAGTACCATATTGGCAGGGTAGCGGAAATAGTGAGAATTTCGACTTTGCAGAAATTTCCAAAATTGACGTTACAACCGCAAGTGGCAATGCAGTTACTCAGACAGGCATTATCGGCACTATTTTCGACAAGGACGCTTGTATGATTTGTAACGCTAATCCGAGAGTTACAAGTATTTATAATCCAAAGGGCGAGTATTGGAATTATTTCTATAAGTATGACGCAAGCTATTTCAATGATACAATGGAAAATTGTGTAGTATTTATAGTTGCAGATGCAGGATAACAGCAAAACAATAATAGTTAAAACGTGGTAACTTAAATAGTTGCCACGTTGCAACTATATAGAGGGGTGAGAAAATGCCAATTATAACAACGTATCATTGCACGCAAGACGTGCGGACAGTTCAAAAAATATTAACAAATGCAATTGATTATAATTGTGAAATACTGGACACTATGAACAGTTTTTCGCCACACATACGGCTATTTTGTACGTCCGAAACATTTAACGCAAATATGGCATATATACCATTTTTTGATAGATATTATCATATAATTTCAAGGGACGTTGAAAGTGCTGAAACAATTATTTTGCAATGTGAATTTGATATTTTTACCTATTCAACAGCATTACTAAACAGCACGTTTCTAGTAACTAGAAATGAAAATATCGGAAGTACATACATTCCCGATACAATGTTACCATTAAAGGGAAACAAGGAAATGAAAGTTATTGAGTTTACAGGTGGAGATTTTAACCTTGATACGGCTTCGGCAAATAGTTACAACTTTGTGCTAAATGTAGCAGGCGGTGGCAGTAATCAAGGAACAGCAGAGAATGGAGTGAATTAACAAATGAAATTAAATACCGATTATTGGGGCACGGGATATCCGTATCTTACTTTTGATGACGGAAAAGTGTTGACAATAGGACGATATGCCGATACAATTGCTAGTCGATATCCTAACCACTTAAAACTAAATGAAGAGTTTGACCAATCTATTTTAATTGGTACAAATTTCAAAAATCCTAACTCAGTATTGTTATTTATTAACCATCTAGAGGGCTCAAAGTGGGTTGAAACAGGGTTTACTGAACCTGTTGACACTGGAATTTATTTAGGAGCATTGCATGGAAGTATATATGGAACGCTGTTTGAATGGCATAGAAATAGAATAGCCTATGGGCAAACAGAAATATATACACAAATTCGTCCGGTGTTAAAATTTCCGTTTAAAACCCTATGTTTTTTAGTGCGAATAGGTGCGACTAATCCTACAGAATATATTGAATACCCCGTTGACGAATATTTCGGAACTGAAAACGAAAAAACTCACCCCACAATTATTACAATATCTTTTAGACCATATTTCGGTAATAATAAAAACAGAAATTATTATAAAAACAGCTGGGCTTCTTATTTTATACCACTTCTATACGGAACAATAACAAATATTTCTAAAGAGGGACATTATCAAGAAGATATTTTTCCATACTATAATAATGGTGATGAATTAACATATGGGCATAAACCCGATAGCACATTTCATAGCAGTGCTTTTACTACGCATGAAGCAATTTTTGAATGTCCATATGGCAGTAAATTGTGGGAATTAGTCGATAATGGCGAAAAAGTTTATACTAAATTTAAAGGTACTCGTGCGGACGTTTTAAAAATAATTGCAAATACTGGGTTCTTTTGTGCGACCACAACAGACAGCGCACAACACGCTGACTTAAAAAATGTCACTGACCCTCATATAATCATAGGAAAAATGAGTGATGAGGGTGCTATATCTGATACCCCTTTAGAGGGAAAGGATATAAACGATAATACCCACCAAACTACATGGGATAAGACAGAAGATACAGGCAACGGCTTTAACGGAGTTGAAAACACTGACCCAAACAATTATACTGACAAAATAGACCTAAACAAGCCGACACTATCTAATGTCAATGTTTTCAATAGGTCATTTGCGGTCACCTCAACTAACGTGCGACAGCTTGCCGATTTTTTATGGAACGCTGACGAAACAAAATTTCAAGAAATTGTAAAAGGTTTAGCCCTTATGGGCGAAAACCCTATGAACGGAATTATTGATTTACGTTTGTTTCCGTTTAATGTGGCACGTAAAAATTCAGCAACAGAAGCAGAGCCTATTGTAATAGGCAGAACAAACACGGGCGTAAATGGTATTAAACTTACTGAAAATGTAAATTCATTAATTGATTTAGGTGAATGTACATTTTTTACTAAATTTAAAAATTTTTTGGATTATGAACCATACACAACAGCACAATTATATATACCATATATTGGCGTTGTACCCGTTTCAACAGCGGAGTTTATGGGTCACAAAATATCTGTAAAAATGATAGTTGACTACACAACAGGGGCAGGAACGGCAATTGTATTTAAAGACGATATACCATTCATTTATAGAAATGGAGTAGTCGGTGTATCAATTCCAATGACAGGAACAGACAGCGCAAGTTATGCAAGTACAGTTATTGGCAATGTAGTAAACGGAGCAATGGGAATAGCAAATGCTACAGCTACAGACAATATGAGCGGTTTAATTAATAGTGCTAATCAAATGTATAGCGGTTTTGCAACGCCAGTACAATATCAAAATGCTAGTGCTAGTTCTCCGTCTGTTGCAACGTGGCAACCGCAAAAGTGTTATTTCATTATTGACAGACCTATTTTAAATGTGCCTGATAATTATGGACGTACTGTAGGCTATGCTTGCGAAATAACTGGAAAACTTTCTGATTTTAAGGGCTTTACAGTTGTTAGTAATCCCGAAATTAATTTCAGGTGTACAGACAGCGAAAGACAGTATATAGTAAATATGTTACAAGGCGGTGTATTTGTATAATGAATGAACATTTTGCAAGCGGTTTGACAAACGAACAGTTAAAAGCTGAAATTTTAAGACAAGGGCGTAAAGCAAATTTACGCCTTAGTCAATTGAAAAAAAGTGGAATGTATAGCAAAAATCCTATAATTTCTAGTAAATGGAATACGTTTCTACATGAAAGTAAGTTTTCAACAAAAAAGAATTTTTTTAAGACAGGTACAAAAGGAGAAACAAGAGCAGAATTGTTAAAGCATTATGTGCAGATTAGACAGTTTTTAGGACAAAAAACAACAGTAAAAGAAACAAAGTCTATTATGTCAAAACACGCAAAACGTTTAAATATTTCTGAGGAAAATGTTGAAAGAGTTTTAACGATTTTCGGAAATAGTGGAATAAGTGCAGAATTGCCGAACAGTGATTTTGTACAACAATTTATTGCTGAAATGGTTGAAAGCGGTTTTAATGATAATGAAATAAATTCATTATTGAATACCCTTGAAAACTCAGCACGAACACAAAATGAAATGTATGATTTAATGCGTGAACAAATGCAGATGTTAGAATAGTTGCAACGTTGCAACTATTTCAAAGGGAGTGTAATAGTTGATAAATGTAAATGATTTTGATTTTGATATTCTAAAGAATAGTAATTTACAAACAGTTACAACCCGCACAAAGGATAATCAATATATAGAATATTACAACGCTCCGTTTGCATTTGATATTGAAACAAGCTCATTTTATGAGGACGAAAATAAAAGGGCGTGTATGTATATTTTTATGTTTGCATTAAATGGAAATTATGTATACGGCAGAACATGGGCAGATTTTGATTTTACATTGAATAAGTTAAAAGAAGTGCTACAGTTAAATGAATACAGACGTATTATAATATATATTCACAATTTAGGCTATGAATTTCAATTTTTAATCGGTCATGAACGCTTAAAGGACGTTTTCGCAAGAAACGCAAGACACCCAATTAAGTGTACTATGAACGAATGTTTTGACTTGAAATGTAGTTTAATGCTAAGCGGTATGAGTTTAGCAAAAACAGCGGAAGACTTGACAAGTGTAAAAATACAAAAATTAACAGGTGATTTGAATTATAAACTTTTAAGAACATGGAAAACGACACTGACAAAAGAAGAATTAGGATATTGTGAGCATGACGTTAAAATATTACACTACTTTATACTTGAAGAAATGGCAAAAAATGATAATGATATAACAAAAATTCCATTAACTAAAACTGGATATGTTAGAAAATATTGCCAAAACTACATTAAGAAACACACATATTATCCAAAATATAGAGAAAAAATTAAGAAAATAGCCCCAGTTGATAAAGATTTATTTTGTTTATTGCATAAAAGTTTTATGGGCGGTTATACCCACGCAAACTATATGTATGTAGGAATGATAATGGAAAATGTTGCTAGTATTGATTTTACAAGTTCATATCCTTCCGTTATGATAAGAAAAAAATACCCAATGCAACCATTCACAAAAGTTCACATAAAAGATTTAAAAGATTTTAGATACTGTATTAAAAATTATCCTTGCGTTTTTGAAGTGGAATTAACTAATGTTATTGCTAAAAAATGTAATCATATTCTATCAAGGTCAAAATGCTCTGTATGTGATAATGCAGTTGTTGATAATGGTAGAATTGTATCGGCAGATAGAATATTTACATATTTTACAGATATTGATTTTAAGGACTTTGAGCAATTTTATTCTTATGAGCATTTATCAATCGGAAAATTTTATACATCTAGTTATGGTTACTTGCCTAAACAAATTATAGAATGTGCGTTGAAATTTTACAACGATAAGACTACATTAAAAGGTGTGAAAGGTAAAGAAGTTGAGTATTTAGTCGGTAAAGGTATGCTAAATAGTTTATTCGGAATGTGCGTAACCAATCCAGTTAACGACAATATTATTTTTGATGGTAAAGAATGGAATACAGAAAAGAAAGATATATCGGAAGCATTACAAGAAAATTACATAAAGAATAAAAAACAAGTGCTAGTATATCAATGGGGAGTATGGGTAACGGCATGGGCAAGGCACGAACTTTTTAAAGGTATTTTGGAAATTGATGAAGATGTTATTTATTGTGATACAGATAGTATAAAATTTTTAAACTATGAAAATTATAAAAACTGGATAAATGAATATAACAAAAATTGTATTGATGAGATAAACAAAGCTTTAAGCTACTATGAAATTGATTTAAATTTAGCTAAACCTAAAACAATTAAAGGTATTGAAAAGCCTCTGGGGGTGTGGGATTTTGAGGGAATTTATACAAAGTTTAAAACATTAGGTGCAAAACGTTATGCATATGAGCAAGACGGAAAATTTAATATTACTGTTTCAGGACTAAATAAAAAGTGTGCCGTTCCGTATATAGTTGCAACGTTGCAACCATTTGACTTTTTTGATAATGAGATGTATATTCCAAAGGAATACACTGGTAAAAATACACTAACGTATATTAATGACCCTTACAAAATTATGGTAAAAGACTATCAGGGAAATTATGCAGAAGTGGCAGAAGATAGTTACATTCACATGGAAGAGCAAGATTATAATATGTCACTATCTGAACAGTTTATATATTATTTAATGTGCGGTACAAATTTCGGTGTCGGTGCGAAAGAGCATACATTATTTGAAAAAAGTCAAGAATTGGCTACAAATTTCTGGGAGTGTGATTTTAATGAAAAATGAATACTATTCACTAAAAAAGATTAATAAGTTAAATGCTTTATACAATTTGATTATAGGTCAACGTTCAAACGGAAAGACTTATGCAGTGTGTGAGCAGGAAATAAAAGGATATTTTAAAGAGGGATTTAGGCTTGCATATATAAGACGTTATGACGAAGAAATTATGCCTAAGAATATACAAAATTTATTTAAACCTCATTCAGCTTTAATTGAAAAATTATCTAATGGACAGTTTAATAGCACTGTATACAAAAATAGAGAATTTTATCTATATAATACAAATACGGAAGAGAGAAGTGAACATAGTTTTTGTAAATGTTTTTCTCTAAATGCGTGGGAACGCTCAAAAGGTGCAGACAATGGATATTTCAAATATATATTATTTGATGAATTTATGACCCGTTCATTTTATCTTAACAATGAATTTGTTACATTTACTAATCTTTTGTCATCTATTATTCGTGACAGGGATAACACAATTATTTATATGATAGCAAATACTGTCAATCAATACTGTCCATATTTTGCCGAAATGGGATTAGGTAAAATTTCAGATATTAAACAGGGTGACTTGAAATTATTTACATATGGATATAGCGAATTAACACTAGCACTCGAATACTCAGACAGTAAAGGGCAAACTGGAAAAGTTAGTAAATATTTCGCTTTTGATAATCCACAATTAAAAATGATAACAACTGGACAGTGGGAAATAAAAAATTACCCTCACGCCCCTTTTAAAATTAAAAAGGAAAATATTGTATACAGGGCTTATATATTTTTTGATAATGATATTATTGCTTGTAATATTGTACATTATAACAATAGTGTATTTCTATTTTTTAACATTCAAACAAAAACGGAAAATCTAAATTTAAAAAATAGGATTGTATACAGTTTTGAAACAGATACCAATCCTTTACACGTCCAATCACTAGCAGAACAACCTACAGACGTACATAAACTTATTAATAATTTAATAATATTTAATCGTGTGTTTTACGCTGATAATTCAGTGGGTGAAATTGTTAGGAACTGGATAAACGCACAAAGCAAACATTCTATTAGTATAAGAGCATAAAAATACCCCCGTGAGTTTTTCTCACGGGGATTTGTTTTATATAACGTATTCTCTTAATACAGCTTGTACTGTTATCATAGTGACACGATAATCATCATAATAAACGTCCCTTATTAAATCAATAACATTTTCATATCTTAAATAACCGTCGCTTAAACGTTCGTTACAATTTTCTTTATACCATACCCAGCTAACAGCCTGAACCTCTTTATTTTTCCTATCGTATATAATTGTTATATATTTTCTATTATCTAACTTATTCCATTCTCCTATAGCCTTTTTAATTCCTTTAATCTCAGTACCATTAATTTTCATGATTTTTTCCTTTCTGTTGCAACGTTGCAACTTTAAAATTTTTGTTTGTTAAGGTTTTCTTGTTTTGTCCTCTCCCTTAACTCTATATATAGTATACCACCCCACACCGCTATTGTCAATGAATAATTTGTAAACATTATATTTTTATTTTATGTATTTGTTAAGTCTATTTAACTAAATATTTTGCTTTCCGTTGCGTAAAGGTATTATTTTCTGATTAGTCCAATTATTTGTACACTTTATTAGTCCAATTATTTGTACTCGCTATTAGTCCAATTATTTGTACTCGCTAGCAGTCCAA